AAAAAGCTCGAAGTTGGTTGCTCTGAGGACCGCCTTATTAAGACAGTCGAGGAGTACCATGACATTGAATCACAGACAAGAACGCCCACCCTCGGGTGGAAATTCGACGTACTGGATCCCCGTAATATCGGCACTAAGCTTCACTTTTGTGACGGCTTGGTTACTGATAGTACTGACCTTTTCGGAGAAGACGGAGGTAAGTCACCTCTTTCATTCGACGAGCAGGCCCGTATACGGCGCCTCTGTCAACGACTTCAGCAAATCGCTGACGACGTTAGCAGATCCTTCCCCTTCTTCGAGGCCGTTTCCTATTCGGAAAAGACCTTCGCAGATGGAAGAGGGATATCCTTTAGACACGGACACGGTGCAGTAGCCGACCGAGAATCGAAAGTTAATAAGTACAACTTTCGATATTGGCCCGCTAAATTGCAGGAGTGGTTCCCTTATGAAAGTTGCGGTAAAACCGCTTCTCCTCATGATCGGATCCCACTCAACCATGAAGTACCCTCACGGCTCATCGCTGTTCCAAAAACAGCGAAGGGCCCCAGGCTTATAGCCTCGGAACCCTCGCAGCACCAATGGTGCCAGCAGGCTATGAAGGACTTTTTCGTTGAGAATATCTCCAAAGTCTTTAAATCTCGATTTATCGACTTTAGAGATCAAAACAAATCTCAGCGTATGGTTAAAGCTGCAAGCCTTACAGGTGAGCTGGTAACGGTAGATTTATCTAGCGCTTCCGACCGCCTGTCGTGTTGGGCTATAGAACGGATGTTTAGACATAATCAGTCTATTCTCCACTCTATACACTCGACGCGAACGAGGTGGATGAGAGACGATATATCGACTCCCTCCCGCTTCTTCTTTTCGAAGAAGTTTGCCTCGCAAGGTACTGCACTGACCTTTCCCGTACAGACTCTATTCTTTTTGTGTTGTACTCTGGCTTGTTTGCCAGGGAACTCACTTAAGGAATTGACTCTTAGGAACGGCACAAGTGTCCAGGTTTTCGGTGATGATATTATCATGCCGAAAACCGGGTATGCTGACCTAAAGCTCTTACTGCAGTATCTCGGATTAAAGGTCAATACTGAAAAATCTTTCAGTAAAGGCTTCTTTCGCGAGAGCTGCGGCGCGGATTGTTATAGGGGTTACGATGTAACCCCCGTAAA